ATATTCTTAACTAAACCCATAATATATTATATGGATAGAAATTTTCTAAAATTATATATATTATATTATTTTTAAATATCAAATAAAATATTATAAAGTAAATGACAATTGTCTTATATTTCTTAAAGTGAATGGTTTATCTGAATAAATAATATTCTTTATTCCTCCATATATACCATTGTCCTTACCTGAAATTACATTATCTACTCTCATGTATGGTATTATACCTGGTAACGTAGCTACTAATTCATTATTAATAAATATATCTACATTACCACTATAATAATTTACAGCTATATTATTCCAACTTTGATATAGAAAATTTTTTGTTTTAAATACAGTTTCATAATCACCATTACTATTTAATGCTTTAAACATTAAATTATTATTGTAATGTGAAATTATTAATTTATTAGCATAATTCATTAAATTTGAATCATTTGAATATGCAGGACTAGTGCTAGGTGGTTGCGGATTTATCCATAAATCAAAATACAAACCATAATTATAATTGAAATTTTTGTCTTGTATTCCTTTTAAATTTTGAAAAGTTCCTAATACTTTCTCATGATTTGTATATATAGGATCTTCTTGTAAAATTGTATAATTGGAGTGAAAAAATTTATTGTATAAAGATGGAAAATTTTCTTTAACAAATGGAATAAATTGTTTATTGTATAAGTTTTTAAAAATTGGTATTAATATATATAATCCAATTAATATTAATTGGATAAAGAATATTATCCATGTTGTTTTACTAGTTATTTTATATTGTTCTCTCAATAAATCTATAAAATCTCCAACTAAACAAGGTAAATATAATACAATATTTATAAATAATCCTAAATTTGGATATGATTTTTCGATTCCAGGTAATGATGAAGAAAATAATTTATATAAAAATGATAAAGTAAATAAAACTATTAATATTTCTAATAATCTTGTAAATATACTAAAAAATACATTCATTGTTGGATTTTGGACAAGAACAATTATTAAATAAATAGTTCCAAGTAATAATAATAAAATTAAAATAAATGAAAAGGTTATTTTAAATAATTTTTTATAATTATTAAATTCATTTAATTTCAATTGAAAAAAAATAAATAATGATAATATAATAAATCCAAATATTATTAATATAATATTCATAGGAATATCATATTTTTCATCTAATTTAAATGGGTTATAAGAATAAAGAAAAAAGGCTGTAATTGTATAAATAATTAATCCTGTAAATAAAAATGTTAATAAATGTTTCTTTTTAATTTCCATTTCTATAATAAATAAATATTTTATATATTTATTATAACATATTTTCCATAGCTGTTTTTTTACCATGACAATTTTTACATAATGCTTCTAAATTACTTATATGATTAGAACCACCATATTCTAATCTTACTTTATGATCTACATCATACCATGCTTCTAATTGATTTTGACAATGGGCACATTTCCAATTTTGTTGTGATGCTACATATTTTTTCTTTGTCTCTCCAACACTTCTTTTATTACTATTTCCACCTGAATTCATCATTCTTTTTTGTTGAGGTGTATTATAATTTTGAGTATTTAAATTTGAATATATATTACCAGCTGTTAAAAATGGGCTTATCATATCAGCTGAGTCTTTATCAATTGGCATATATTTAATAAAACTATTTGCATGTGTAAATAAATTTCTCGTATATTGAGGATATTTTTTCATAAATAAGTAGAGAGAAAGACCTATAAATCCAATTCCTATCATTTGATAATATTTTTTCCATGATTTAAGTATTTGAATATATTTACCATCATAATAAGTATTTATTATAAAAAAAGCTGTTATACCAAATATTAATAATTCAAATTTCATTTTATAATAATTATTAATATTTTATTTATAATTATTTTTTGTAAGGAATACATTCACCTTTACTATTTTTTCTTGTTCCATTGGGACAACGTTTTCTTTTTTTAGTTGGAGATTTTTGTTTAGAAGATTCTCTCTTAGGAGATGATTTTTTTTGTGATATTTTAATTTTATTTTCTGTTTTTTTAACAGTTTTTTCTACTTTTGGTTTTTCTATTTTTTTATTTTCAGGTTTTCCATTAGAACTATTTGTTAATATTTGAACAACTTCATTATTATCAAGAATATTATAGCCAAGAGTTTTTATATTTTCTAAATCATTAACTAATTCATTAATATTTATTTTTTTTGTTGAATAATAACTGTTAAAACAATATTTAAGTAATAAATCACATGTATTTTTAATGTAATATTTTAACGATAAAGCATTCTTTACTTCATTTCTAAAATAATTATTTCTAATAAGAGGAGAATAACTCATTATAAATCCCCATACATCACAGTTATGTTTGTATACATTGTTATAATATTCTTCATCTTTAAACATTGGCATAGAAGCATCAAAATCAGTAAATTCATAAAGAATTTTAGCAATATATTTTGAGAAAAATAACAAAATTAAATTTTCATTTTTTTTTAATTTTATACCATAGTTCGCAAATATAGGAACAATAATATAATTATTCATGTATGTAGTATGTCCTTCTCCTCCCAATTGTTTCCATAATTCAAACCAATTTATAGCAACTAGTTCTAATTGTTCCATTATAAATGGGCTATTTTTATATATATTATTTATTTGTAACTGATTAGGATACCATTTTTTAAAGTAACCATTAAATAAAATATTTGAATAAGGTAAATTAAACTGAACTACTCTATCAGTAATTACAGCAGGAATTTTGTTACCTTTTTGTATTGAAGCTAACCCCCAATCTATTATTCTACTATGTTCATCTTTATAAAGAATATTTTCACCTTTTAAATCATTATGAAACAAACCTAAATTGTTCATGGGAATTATTCCATTTTTTAATAAATCTATTAAAGAGGCATTTAATGTTTCAAATTTAACATTATTTTTAGAAAATATTTCATGAATGTCTTTACCACCATCAGGCATATTAATAATCTTAACTTTATTCAAATTATTATTTATATTTTTTGCATTTAAACCAATTCTAGATAATGAATTACAAATCTCCATATTTTTTTTGTCCTCTTCACTTAATAAATTTGGTTTACACATATTCATATCGCCTAATAAAAAATATCTATCATTATTTGGTATTTTTAATATTATGTTTTTAACATTAGATATTTCTTTCCATTCAGTATCAGCATCGCTATTTGATAACATTTTACTTATGCCAGTTGTTCTATTATTACTACCTTCACATTTTAACGCTGGTTTAAAAACACAACCATAACCTCCTGCTCCTATAACTTGACCACCATTTTTAACTCTCATTATTAATATAAATATAGATTTTAATATAATTATTTTTTATAAAGATGAAAACATCCAGCTATTAAAATTAAAAGTAATGCGAAATATATATATTTTTGCTTCTGTTTCATGTCATTATATATAATTTCCTCTTTTGGTTTATAATTATCATAATATTTAGATAATGATTCTTCTAAAGTAATTTCTTTTATACCTAGTGAAAAATTTATTTTGTTATGGATAAAATGAACCCATTTAATTAATGATTCTCTAGAGTCTAAATAAGGAGTAACTGGATAGTTATCTAGTAAATTACTGAAAGAATTACCTATATCAGGAACTGGCACTAATAATGGTAAATTATGAAAAAAATCATAATATTTTTTTTTAGTAGTTTCATTAGGAGTTAAAGGATATGTAAGAGCAATAGTATGTAATACAAACCAATAATGAGGTCCCCATATTTTTGGATCTAAACTCATAAAAATAAATGATATAAAAATATAATTTAAATAACTAATAACGACTGATGAGTACAAAATCTTTAAAAAATACTAATTTTTGTAATAACTGTGGACGCGTTGGACATTTATTTCACCAATGTAAAAATCCAATAACTAGTATAGGAATTATTTGTTTTAGAAAAAATAATGATAAGTTAGAATATTTATTAATAAAGAGAAAAGATAGTTTGGGTTATGTAGATTTTATGAGAGGTAAATATCCTATTTTTAATAAAGATTATATTATTAATTTACTATCAGAAATGACCTATGATGAATGTATTAAAATAAAAAATAAAGAATTTGATGAATTATGGAATGAATTATGGGGTGAATATGTTGGAACTCAATATAAAAATGAAGAAAAAATATCTAAAGAAAAATTTAAATTATTAAAAAATGGTATAACTATTAATAGTATTAACTATAATTTATCAAAATTAATTGATGAAATAACAAATAATTATAAAGAACCTGAATGGGGTTTTCCAAAAGGCCGTCGCAATTATCAAGAAAAAGATTATAATTGTGCTATGCGTGAATTTGAAGAAGAAACGGGTTATAATAAAAATGATATATGCTTATTACAAAATATTATACCGCTTGAAGAAATTTTTACAGGTTCAAATTATAAATCTTATAAGCATAAATATTATATAGGTTATTTAGATATTTTAAATAAACCAAAATTTGATTTTCAAGAAAGTGAAGTTAGTGAAGTTAAATGGTTTTCTTATGAAGAATGTTTGGAGAAAATAAGACCATATAATTTAGAGAAAAAAGATATATTAAAGAAAGTTGACAATATATTAAAAAAATATACATTATATACATAATATATAAGTATGTCTTCTAAGAAAACTATAAAATATAATAATCAAAAATTAAATAATGAAGAATTAAATAAAAAAGAATTAGAAGAATATAATGAATGGAAAAAAATAAATGATAATGAAGAAGAATTAAATACTTATAAACATTTATATCCTACTTTAAATGATCCAGAATTTTCAAAAAAAATAGCTGAAAAAAAGGAATTTAATGACACAAAATATGATGGAAAAATAGTAGATATTGAAAAACAAGCAGATATATTATGTAATGCGGATTTTGAATTAGCACCTCATCAACAATTTATTCGTAATTTTTTATCATTACAAACACCTTATAATAGTTTATTATTATATCATG